TAACGTCATCTGTTACAACAGCGAACTCACCATAAGCATTTAACTTATCGCTTAAATCATATCCGCCACCAACTTTAGCAGACACTTTAGTGTCGGAATCTCCAATAGCAGGGTTAATGAAACTAGGACCACCTTGTATGTAGAACGATCCGTTCTCTCCCACGCTGTTTTCGTAGCCGATATGAAGGTCTATTGCATTACCTGCCCATTCAGAACCTACGTTTACTTGATTAAATTCTGGGTTTAGGTAGAAACCTGCATAAGCTGGAACGCTAAGTGCTACAGATGCAGCAGATAGTGTTAAAACTTTCTTTAGCATAATTTTTAAAAATTAAAGTTATATATTAATTGATCTCTAAGTATTTACAACTAGTAGTGTATAACTAAATAATTTGACCTTTAACTACTAGGTTCTGTAGGCCAAGTAATGTTAAATGGATCTGACTGTGTTGGTACGTCACGCAAAGCCTGTCTATAAGTTTTCCAATCGTCAGATAAAGTAAGATCACTACTAGCTCTCCAATCGGTTATTTGTAATCTACGATCTCTTTCTAACCTTATAGCAATCCATTTCTCATTAGTAAGGGCAGTTTGTTCATCTGCTGTTGTATTTTCTACTCTTACGTTATAGGCTTTACCACCTTCCACATAAGCATCTACAGTAGATAATTTTTGCGTTGGTGTTGTATAGGTAAGAGTTTGCACAAGTTCGACAACATTATTTGCTGTTAAAAAATCTGCATTAGGGCCAGCAGCAGTAAAACTTGTATTAGGAAATAATTGTTTTATGGTCCCTGTAGTTTTTACAGTTGTGCCATCAATAATTGCGTAGTTCATAATTAATTTAAAAGAACTTTACTTTTAATAAGTATAATCATTCTACTCCCCATAAACCGCATGCCTATCATTATCATAACCACCTAATATAAGCTTTCTATTCTTATAATCCATTCCTATAGAATAATTAGCAACTCCGCTACCTGAGCTTGTAATGTAATACCATGCATTTTGACTATGCGTTCCAGTATAACCACTTCCAGATAAAACCATTTCAGTAGCACCAAAATGAGAGATGGGATAATAACTATTTGAATATCCTTGAATTACTCCATTTCCTATCCAGACCAAACCATAGCCATTTACTGCATTATTACCACTAGACCATTTTCTTGTAGTGCTTATTGTATTACTACTAATACTAGCTGTGTTTGCTGGTAAATCATAACCAAATATAGCAAAATCGCTTGCGTTAAATGTTAATATATGAGTTCCGCTATAACAAACACCTCTTGTATCTACGGAGTTAGGATTATTTGTTGTACCAGTAGTAAAATCTTGATAACCTATATAAGTTCCTGATGGGTAATTAAAATAATAAAATCTTGCATTAGAAGCTGAAACTGCAACAAATACAGGTGTATTATCGCCTAAATATGCAACAGTAATATCTGAACCAGTACTACCTATTCCTGATGATGAATGTCCCGCTAAATTAGTTTGAGAACCACTTGGTTGATAAAGATTTGCATTACCAGAATATGTACTACCTCCATTGCTCCATGCGTAACTACTTACTGTGTTCCATGAAGCAAATATTTTACCTTCTGAATGATCGTAAAATACACCTTTTCCATTATGAGTGTTACCAGAATAACCTTGAAAAAAATCAACAGATGTATTGACAATACTTATAGGTGATGCACCAGTTGTAAAGAAACCACTATAAGCAGAATCATCAAGACCTTGACTAGCAGCAGCAGCACGAAGTCTGTGAGATCTCATTAACCTAAACCTCCTACAGTTGCACCATATAATGTGCTTTTAACAGTAGTGCCATCAATGATTGCGTATTTCATTTACTCTCCAAAAACTCTATATTTGTCACCATTATAACCTCCTAATATCAATTTTCTATTTTCATAATCTATTCCTAAACTCCAAAGATTTTCTCCATACGCAAACGACCTTATCAAAGTGCTTGTACCATTCATTCCATTGTTAGTCAATCGTCTATATTCAGCAGTTTGTCTATTACCATTTGTTCCCATAATCACACCATCACCTGTCCAAGCTAAACCATGAAAATTACCGTCATAACCCATTGTCCATCTTAAGTTTGCTGTCATGTCGTTGGATGAAGCAGTACTTATATTTGATGTACTTGCTGGCATGGGAAAACCATACAAATAAGCATTACCATTGCTGTGAGTACCTCTACGCATTGTTATGATATGTGTTCCAGTAAAAGCTATTTTAGCTTGGTGCATACTAGCTGACTCAGGACCATTAGTTCCACCAATAGTTATATTGCATTTTCCTATAAAATTACCGCTTGAATATTCAAAAAAATAAAACCTACGATTACTAGAACTGCCAGCAGCTACTAAAACTGGAGTTTGATCTCCAAGATAACCAACAGTAAAACCTCCTGGGTGCGGATCACCTGATGTATCACTATTATTGGCATTATCTAAATTTGCAAAAGCAGAGCCATTACTGCTCACTGCATAAAAATTAGCGTTTCCAGTATAGGATGAGCCACCGTTACTCCAATCCCATATCCAAGGATCAACAGCATTGGTGTAGTTGTTATTACCAAATATTTTCTGATTATAATTGTCAAAAAATGCAGATCCGTAGGCATCATGCGTATTGCCAGATAATCCACTTGTACCAGAAGATGAAAACTCATCATAGGATGAGTTATCAAAATCTAAAGGACTAGCACTACTTGAAAAAAATTCACTATGTGGAGCATCATAAGCAGATTCAAGAGAAGCAGCAACACGAAGACGATGCGATAAAGTCAAGATAGATCTCCTACTGTTGCACCATATAACTGACTTCCTACTTTAAACAATTCGATTGCTGTAGCATTAGCACCGCCAAGTGTAGGTGCAGACCCACCACGCCACTTCATAGTAGGCCAAGTTAAAGTGTAACTAGAACCAGTTGCAGTTACTATGAGAAGCATAGATTGACCAGTGGTTAGACTATCAGTTGCAGTTCTATTTGCTCCTAATGTCCAAGTCTGAACCATTCCGTTATCTGGATCTAAGGCAACAGAAGAAGCATCAGTTATAGCAAATACATTTTCATTTATTGCATCTTCAAAAACAACGGAACCTGTAAACGTACCACCTGCCAATGGCATTTTTGTTGCATCTGCTGGTAAAGAAGTTAAAGAAGATCCGTCACCACTAAATGATGTTGCAGCACACGTTCCAGTAATACTTACACCAGTTGATGTAGAAGCCAACTTTGCAGATCCGCTATGTTTTAAGGTAACGCTAGAATCGGCAGCTAAAGATATTGCATTATTGGCGTTACCAGTATGTTGAATTTCTTGTAATTTAATTGTTGACATAAAACTTATTTATTTGTCTTTATATTAGTTTAATTTGTTCTTTTGAGCTAGTTTTAAATAAATACATAAATATTTTATTAAAGAAAAGTCATAGTTGAACCAGCAGTAATAGTTAATACAGCACCAGAAGCTATGGTTAATGGACTTAAAGCAAGATAGTTTTTATTTGCTGTTGTTGCATAGCTAGAATCCATTTGGTTTTCTGCTTCAACAAATAATTTTTCACTACCACCACCAACTAAACCTGTTGTTTGATCTACAAAACTTAAGACTCCGCTTCCATCTGTTTTTAAAACTTGTCCGCTACTACCATCTGCTGCGGGCAACGTAAAAGTAATATCGTTAGGTTGTGAAGACGGTGCTATAAACGATACGGTATTAGTGTTACTGCTATCTCTATCAAATGAAAGCTTTCTAGAACCATTAATTGTAAGTTCAGTATTACTAGCTAAAACAACTTGATTACTTGTAGAGTCCCAGGCATATAAAGATGTAGGAGTAACGGAGATTGTTGAAAAACTAAGATTACCATTACCATCTGTTTTTATAAATTGGTTAGCTGAACCATCTGCATTTGGTAAGGTAAGGGTGTAACTTGCATTAGCAGAGTGTGGTGGTGATTTTATTTGTACTCCGTGATTATTATTTGAGCAATTAAGTTTTATTGTCCCAACAGTACCATTAGTTGTACCATCACCTTTAATTTCAACAACACCACTACCATTAGGATTTAGAATTATATTTCCGTTACTTGTACTTGTTGTTATTTCGTATGACTGTATATCTAAATTTGCTCCGAGTTGAGGTGAACTGTCTTCACTGACATTCTGTAAATAACTGGATGGTATGGAAGTTAGATATGTATTTGTATCAACGGTATAACTACCAGCACCAGTACGTTTCATAAAACCATTAGACGTAAAATCACCATCTAAAATGGCACTATCCAATGCTGTTTTATCTTCATCAGTCATTACACCCCAAGCTGATGTAGTTGCAGCAGGTAGTGATGTATTATTACCTGTTGATGATTCTATTGTTAAAGATGTTCCGTTGGCTGTATTACTTAAATCTGTGGCTCCACTGCCACTATTATCAGTACCGTTTACCCATGCAGAACCATTATATTTAAGTACCTGACCGTTAGTAACACTAGAAAGAGTTACATCTGTTAATCCATTTAATGCAGTAGCACCACCACCACCACTAGGTAACGAAATTATATTATTTGTACCTAAGTTATAAATATTATTTCCGCAATTTTCAAATACATTTAATTCTTCATAACACTGTATTTCTTTACTTGTAGAACCTAAATAAACAGCAGCATAACTACTAGCAAATCCATAAAAATTATTACCTTGTATTTGACTATCTACTCCTGTGCTAGTGTAATTTGGATTTTCTATATAAATTGCTGTATTTTTATAATTTGCATAATTATAAATATTTGCACCACCATTACCAGTTCCTTTAGATGAAAAATTATTTCCATGTATATTTATTTGTCCACTATCTCTTAAATAAATACATCCTCTATGTCTTATACCAGCAGGGTTTGATGTTAAATCCCTGCCAGAAAAGAAAAGAGAATTACTAATTTGTATGCTTATTGCGCCTTGTGTATAAATATTAAAATTGTCTACGCTCGTGTTAGTACTACCATCATCAATCATAGCTATTTCATTATCAAAAGATGAATTAGTAACTGTTAAATTACCAGAAACAAAAGTTGTATCAGCAGTGTAACTTGCAGATGCAAAATAAATTCCATAAAAATTTTGTTGAAATAAACAATTAGCAACTCTGACACTACTTGCATATGGGCCTATATAAATACCGCTAAACCCATAAAGAAAACTGCAACTATCAAAATAGTAATTACCTGTTAAGGTTGTTATACTAGTTGTATAGATAGCTACACCCATACCAGCTTGTAAATTATCTGTACCTACATGTGTTTGGTCATGCTCTGAATAAAAACTACAATTCTTAAAAGATACTTCGTGTAAATCAGTTATTTTTACTGCATTAGCAAAAAAGCAATCTAGTAATGTACTGTTTGTAGTATTTGTCCAAGGCACAAATTGGCAACTTTCAATAACACACATTTGTGTACTACGACCTGTTACATTACTACCGTTTAAACTTATACCGTCACATAAACCACTATTAGTTTCGTTTGCATAGGCAAATTCAATATTTTTTATGCTGAATCTTGGTGCTAATAAATTTGATGCATAATGATTAGTAGTAATATTTACATTTAAAATTCCACTATTTAAAACTGATGGAGGTATGCATTTAAAAATTACATTGCCATTACCTTTTATATGTAACTGTTCATATTTTTCATCTAAAACAGCAGATAAAGCTTGAGTAATTACATAAACACCAGCATTTAATTGTAATTCTTTACCACCATTAGTAATACAAAAATTTATAGCATCTTGTAAAGATAAAGAATCATCTGTAACACCATCACCTTTAACACCAAAATCAGCAGCATTAACTATATCAGCCAGTTTGTCTGTAAGAGTTCTTTCTACAGCACCAGTAACAGAACCAGAAGTATTGCCATCATTAAAAGTTAAATTTAA